TGGAATAGATGTAACGTCCACTAAAGTCACCATTGCCATCACGAGCAACAACTTTGTTGGCGGTGTTAGAGGAAGTAGCATCAACCGCCCAGGTCGTAGCTGCACCGCCGTTGAAGTTGCTACCTGTTAGGTAGCTGCCACGGCTGAGCGTGTTAGGCGTGTTGGCAGTGATCGTGATATTGGCGGAGCCATTGAAACTCGTGCCATTGATCGTGCGAGCCGTCTGCAGCGTCGTAGCAGTAGCCGCATTGCCCGAAATGCTGCCGGAGCTGGTGATGTAACCGGCGCCGTTGGTTAGCTGGTTGTTGTTGGTGACGTTGGTCGCACCAGCAGCAATGCCGTCTAGCTTGTTGTGGTGCGTGGTGGACATAAGTCCAGCCGCGCTGCTGGTTGCTTCGCCAATAGTGGCGTTCGTTCCAGTTGAGCTGGTGATCGTATTGCTGGTCGTAGTCGTCGTGACGCCTAGGTTCGTCGCAACGTTGACCTGAGCACCAGCAGCAATGCCGTCAAGCTTTGCGCCATCGGCGGACAAGTCACGGCCATCAACGGTCTGAGATCCAGAGAACGTGATGTTCCCCGTCATCTGACCACCGCTCAGCGGCAGTTTGGTCGCAATGCTATTGGTGACCGTGGTCGAGAAGTTGGCGTCATCACCCAGAGCTGCAGCTAGCTCATTCAGCGTGTCAAGCGCACCAGGGGCGCTGTCTACGACGTTGGCAACCGCAGTGCTAACAAATGCGGTGGTTGCGACCTGAGTGGTATTGGTCCCGGCTGCTGCCGTTGGAGCGGTAGGCGTGCCAGTAAGTGCAGGGCTTGCTAAAGCCGCTTTGGCGTCAAGCGCGGTTTGCAGTCCATCAACGTTGCTAACAACGTGGTTGTGACTGTCGTCGGCAACTGTTGCCGTGATCGTGACGTTTGCGCTGCCATCGAAAGAGGTGCTGCCGCTGACATCACCACTTAAAGCAATCGTCCGAGCCGTTCTTAAGGATGCAGCAGTTGAGCCAATCTCAACGACAGTTCCCCCATCAGTCTTAGTAAAGACACCGCCATCCGACGTGTTTACTAGCAGTTCGCCAGTATTGCTGAAATCACCAGCTACAGGATCACTGGTGCCGCGCTTATGCCGAATGACATTGGCCATTAGTCACCTCAGAACGTGCCGCCATCAAAGGTGATTCCATCAATGGAACCCCCGGTGATGCTCACATTGTTGGAGTTTTGAGTGGCAATAGAGCCAAGACCCAAGCTGGTGCGTGCAGTCGCTCCAGACTCCGCAACAAAGGTGGAACCGTTGCCGACGATGAAGTTGCCGTCAGTTACTGCAAGGCCAGCAACAGCCGACAGCTTGGCGTTAAAAGCTTGAACGTCAGTGCCAATTGCAAGGCCAAGGGTGGTGCGTGCACCTGACGAGCTATTAGAGCCGGTGCCGCCGTCTGCGATTGCAAGAATCCCGGTGATGTTGGACGCACCAAGATCAACACCGACTTCGGTGGATTCAATAACGAGACCACCGTTTGCCTTCAGGTCCAGCGAAAACTCGTTGGCTGTTACGTCAAGACCATCACCAGCCGTGTAGGTGGTGTCAGCAGCCGCAATCGTGATGCTGCCAGCGCCGTTGGTGATGCTGATATTCGACCCAGCAGTCAGCGTTGCTTTGGTCAGCGTGTTGCCGGTGGTGTTACCAATCAGCAGTTGGCCGTTGGTGTAGCTGGTCTGACCAGTGCCACCTTTGTTGACTGCAATGGTGCTGGCGGACCACGTACCAGAGGTCAGCGTACCGACGCTAGTAAGAGAGCTGCCAGTAACACCAGAACCAAGAGTGCTGCCAGAAAGAACGCTCGTTCCACCGATTTTGAACTCTTTTCCGCTGTCAAGATCAATGTGCTCGCTGGAAGTCCAGCTGTCAGTTGAATCAATCCAGCTAAAAGTCTTGTCAGTGGTGCCCTTCAGGGTGATGCCACCACCGTCAGCACCAGCATCGCTCGGGCTAGCGGTAGAGCCCAACTCAATGTTCTTGTCATCCACCGAAACGGTGGTGCTGTTCACCGTCGTGGTAGTGCCATTGACGGTCAGGTCTCCGGTAACAACCAAGTTGTTGCCGAAGGTGGTGTTCCCGCTCAGGGTTGCGCCACTCAGGTCAACCGTTCCAGTGAACGTTTTGTTGCCGGTGATGGTCTGAGTGGTGCCCAGGGTGGCAAACGCACCAGAGCCGCCAATTGCTAGGACAGTGGTGGCTGTACCTCCAGCCCCTCCCGTGCCTTCACCGTAGTAAAGAACGTCGTCCTGCTCGTTAAAAGCAAGCTCAGCATTAGCCAGAGAGCTAGGAGCACCAGCCGCTCCACCAGCAGCACGGCGTTTAATGCGAAGGGTGTTGGCCATGGCTTAGAAGTTGCCCCCGTCAGTGAGCGTGTCAGTGGTCCAGGTACTGTCAGCTTTATAGCTGCCAGCGTCTGAGTCGTAGTAGATGATGCTCTTATCCACTTTAGCCGAATCGGCCAAAGTGAAATTACTTCCTGCGTCACCTGCAGGCCCTTGAGGCCCTTGGGTGGCTACCTCAATCGTATTGGTAACGCCTGAGGTGGAAACAGTGACCGTGTTCCGGGTCGTCGTGATATTGACGCTTGTCATCGCGTGTAACCCTGTTCGACGTAAATAATGCCTTCCAGGTAATACTCCTTCAGGCCGTCAGGGTTGGTCAAAAGCACGTCGTAAAACAGCTCGTTCGGAAAGTCAGCCGTGTCCTCATCAGACAACGACAGCTTCACCGTCCCAGCAGCCCTGTCCGTGTAAGTCACGGTGAAGTCCGCGTACTTAGTGGAACGTGCCTCATTCCAAGCTTGGGAAGCGATGGTCCAGTCGGTCAGGTCAATTGCAGCACCATCGCTGTCCTTGAAAATCAAGACAAGCTCATGGTCAGCAGCCCGCTGGACCGTGAAGTTATAGATGCCAGGCGAAACGGCCATAACTCACCTCCCGTCCCAGTGTAAGAGCCTATTCCTGTTCAGGCCAAGGCGTGATGAATGGCTCAGTGTTGGCAACCATCGAATCAGTTGCCTCGTCATAAACCTGCATCGAATTGGTCAGCAGTGCTGCCAGCTCTTCGGTGGTGGTGCAGGCGTTGATTTCAGCTTCGCGGGTGCCGCTGGTGGTACGGACTGCAGCGCGGTAAGTGGCAACAGCAGCCGGGATTTCAGCGGTTGGATCCTCAGCCTTGCGGGTGACGTACCAGTCAGAATCTGCGAGCAGGCTGCCGGCGATCTGCTTTTGCTGGGCGACCCACTCAGTCTTCAACCCTTTGTTGATGATCTGAACGCCGTCAGCATCCAGCACGGGGTTGTCGTCTTCATCAACAGCAGGCTCATCCTCAAGGCGCTTGGGGTTGCCTTCGCTCCAATAAAAGCGGGTATCAACCGGAGCAGGGTCTGCTTCCCAGGTGATGCCGATTGCAGCCTTTTCATCTTCGCTGGCAAGGCGCAGCCAGTTAGACGGGTACTGCGTACCGTCTCCATCAGTGAAGGGGCGACCAGCCGCAAGAGGCTGACCGTTCAGTAGAAATCCCATGGCTAGATAGTAGCGGCGGTAAGTGCCCGTTTCATAGGTCAGCGGGCTGTAGCGGGCGAAACACCTTCCCCGCCGAATGGGTTTGAAGCAAATGCGGCGTAGACATAGGTATCTCCAGAATTATTCAGATCGGTATAGTTAATCCCGCATCGCAGTTTAAATCCATTGCTTAAAAAGTCAATAGTGGCATTAGTGCCAAGACTGGTTTCACTTGTGGTAAAGCTGGGAAATAACGCTTTGTTTGAGGGGTTGTATGCGTCTCTTTCTGCGTCAAAAATGTACCAAGACGAAGATCCGCTGCTACTTCTCTTAAATATTAAGACCGCAGGTTTGAACCCTAAATACACAAATGGTCCATCGTTGCTGCTGTTCCCGTTTCCGGTGTAGCTGCCGAAATTGCTGTAGCCTTCGACTTCGGCAAAACAGTAGGCGATGTAGTCATCGCCAGTTGCATTGGTAGAGTTGTCATTACCTAAGGTGACCACAGTGCTACTTGGAGCAGTATTGTTCCAGAAAGCTGAATCAGTCTCTGCAGAAATATCATCGTTCAGCCTTAATGCTTTTGTTGCGCCAAGGCTAGAATGGTAGACGCGCCAAGGTTGAGTGCCGCTGTCTTTGTTTTTTAGGAAGATGAAAGAGGGGGCTACACCCAATCCGTGACCAACAGTTGCTCCTGCCGTAGTATTTCCCGTATAGCTAACAATCGAGAACCCAGCGGAGGGGTTGGCGCTTACCGTGCTGTTGATGCTGCCAGTGTCAAGGGCTTCGGTGCCGCTTGCTGCGAGCCAGTTCCAAGCAACTGATGCGTTATCAGGGTCCGAGTAAGTGGTTTCAGAAGCTGTGCCATCAGAGCTAAGTTGATTTGTCACACCGCGCACTGAGTCAATCAACTTGTGACTGGCAGATACCTGACGATCTTTGATCCAGTAAAGACCATTGCTGAATTTCTGCTGAGCTAAAGCCCTCATGCCAGTATTTTCACCATTGGCTTTATCGGCAACGATTAGGGCATGAGTGGCAGTACCGTCACCATTTAATGAATACAAACCGGCGTAGTAACCACCTTGGTAGGCTGAACCAATAGATGGTTCGCTGCCTGTATAAGCAACACGGCGCATTGCACGGGTAATGCCGTATTCGCTGTATTTCTGACCTGAGTTGTAGTTGTATCCAGCGGCAATGCCAGCAGCGGTAAAAGACTTGCCGTTGGCAGCATTCGTTGAAGGAGCAGAGCTTGTGTAATAAGTGAATGCACCTGATGTTTCACTATCAAAAGCTTGCGCTCCGCCTGCCTGGAAAGCAGTTACAGACGTTTGCCCTGGGACAGTTGTTGTGTAATTAGCCGTAGTGCGCTGGGGAACTGAATAAGCATTATCCTGCGCACTTGAAACTGTTGTGTTGTTATCAGTAGTCGGCTTCAGGTTATAGTAAACAACTTCCATTTCATACTGAGAACCCAAATACCAATCGTTGTAGCCGTCAAGCTCAAGCTCGCGCAGCGAACGAATAAAATCGACGGGAGGATATTTAGTATCTGTCCGGCCCAGGAGATGTTCCGTGTTAGCCAACCCGTCATAGGTAGTTAGCTGACCGCCACTCACAGAAACTGCAGTGTTTGTTTCCGACCAAGCGGTTTCGGTGTCACCAGGACCAACTAAGGGTGCAAAGTAATCCGACCCATCCGCAATGTCCGGCGCTGGCAGGTTCGCTGTGTTCAGTGCCTTGTAGCCGCTTGGGACGGTTTGCTCGAATGCTCGCTGTCCGAAGTTCCAAGTAAGATATTCGGCGGAGAAATATCCAGAACCAGCCGGATAATGCGGGTAACTGGTATTAACTGCCGCACTAAGCGTCACCTGCAGCGTGCCGTTTTTGTAATATGAGATATTGCCGGTTGATGCATCAAAAGCAACCCCGACTACATCGCCATTGGCGACAGTCCAAGCAGTTGTGGTAGAGGATGATCCATAGATCCAGGTGGTGTTGTTGTTGTTTGTGTTGACAAAGACGCCATTGCTTCTAGTATCATTCCAGCTTGTATAATTTGCGCGATTAAGATCCGCACGTTGCACGCCAAAAACCCAATCTGAAGATGCAATTTGGTTGCTAGGAGTTACCTCCCAATACCACTTGCCGGTCCCAGCCGGGATTGCAAGCGTAGTTGGCAGAGTAGTGTTTCCATTGCCGTTGTGGTATAGGTTGCCGTCTGAAAGGTTGCTAATTGTTCCGCTTAATCCACTAATATTGGTCAGCGGGTTAATAGTTGCAAAATTATTAGTCGGCGTGTCGCTCATCACGTCCGTACCAGTGCCGGAGGTGTCGTGGACGTAACCTGTATAAGGTGCAAAATCCTGATTGTTGCCGCTTTCATCGCTGTAAATGTCTGAAGCAGCAAAAGGCAAATACCATCCCCTTGCTCCATAGGTTCCTGAATAAGCGATTGGACGCCAAACACCGTTATCATCGTATTCGCCAAAATCTTCGTGGTCTAAAAACTGACCGTCAACAAAATATGATTCAGCTATGTAGCCGCTAAAAAGCTGGTCTTCGTTGCCATAACGTGTGCCGTGGCCAAAGCCGCGCCCGGTGTGATTGACAGGTAAAACTAAATTCTGAGATGGGTACGCAACGCTGTCCCAAGTTGTCACTTGCTCGCCATTGACCCATAGTTTCCAGCGATTTGTGGAAATGGCTTGAGTAGTGTCCGTAGCCCAGACAACGTGATACCACGCAGATAAATCTCTGTAACGGGCTGTTGAATAAGAGTGCCCGACAGAAGCACCTGCTGAGCCTTCATAAAAAACATTAAGTCGATCACTTGAATCAAAAGCAATAAACGTCTGCTGAGCAGTGCCTCCTTGGACCCAGTACGCCAGCTGTTGAGTGCTGCCTAAAGAGCCACGCTTAAACCAAAAAGAATGGGTAAAGGTTGTTGTACTTGTAGCTGTTGACGCTGGGTTCTGGCGTGAAATAAATTCATCGCCACTAAATCGCAAGCTCTGCTCGATCTCATACCCACCTGCTGCTTGCGCCGCAGTGGCAAGCACCATCAAGTCAGCCGATCCAGGGACGCCCATCTTTTTACTAGCTGAAGTTCTTGATCAGGATTGCCTGAATGCTACTTGTGGTCCGCACCACGTAAGCAAGCAGGTCAACAGCGTTTGCAGTCGTTGAAAGAGTTGGAGGAGTGCCTCCTGTGAAATCCCAGTTGCCGCCGTAACTCAAAGTGCGACCACCAGTGGCATCCTGCGTGATGAAAATAACGCCAGACTGTCCTGCGGTCAAATTGCTTGGGTTGGCCAAAGTCCTGCTGCCACCAAGCGTCACACTGAAATGATTGCTGGTCGCAAAATTAGGTGTGATGGTTGCGCCATCAGTTAGCGCAGTAATTGTTCCCCGCTGTGCTGCCGTATAGGTCTGAGCCAAGCTCAGCAGTGCCAACGTTCCAGATGCATCCGGCAACGTTGCAGTTCTGTCAGCCGTTGGGTCGGTGACAGCAAGGGTGGTCTCAAAGTCGTTGGCCGTGCTGCCCTCAAAAACCAACGACCCAGCGGTGCCAATCTCCAGGGCACCTGTCATAGTGCCACCGCTCTTTGCCAAGTAATCCGTATTGGCAGTAGCGCTAGTCAATAGGCCAAGGTTGGTGGCGCTGTAGTCCCCAACCGTTACCCAGCCATTGTTCGCTGCATTTCGGATCTTCAGCAGCGTGTTATTGGTATCAACCCACCACTGGAACGCAAAAGTAGTAGACGGTTCAGTGCTGCTGCTGTTATTGCTGACGATCGCGCCTAAAACACCGTTCAGGTCACTCCTAACGGCTGCACCAGTGCCGTTAGCAATGTTGTAGTCGTGAGTTGCCACAGCCGCTTACGCAGTCTTTTCGACACTCTAACCGGCCTTGCCATAGCCAACCGCAATCCAGTTGAAGTTACGGTCAACAGCACTGCCACCACTGTTCTTGAACGTCACCGTAAATCCAGTGCCGCTCACGCTGCTCACCTCAAAATACTCACCGCTCTGCATGTTCTGACCAGTAATGCCAATACTTGGTAGCTGGGTGTTGCTGCCAAGGATTGATGCCGTACCAGTGAAGAAGGCGTTGGCAAACGTGATCGCCTTCGCTCCAGCGCCACTGGCTACGGCAGTGCTGCTCTGCTCTTCTCGCCGGTTCATCTCGGCTCTGTAGCCAACCTCGTCCAACAAAATGTTTTGAGAGGTGTTTTTGGACTGCAGCTCTGACTTGAACTGGAACGCACGGCCCTTGAACGTGCCATTGGTGAACTCTGACCAGCTGCCCCAAGTGGGAGAACCGCCTGGGTTGTCGTCCGTCTTTCGCACGTAAAGCTTGGCATTCACTTGGTCAACGTCCTCACCGTCAAAATCAGTCCAGTCGTTGATGTTTTCAGTGCGGCTATCAATCGTGTCAGACGGATACAGGCCACGAGTCGTGAAGTAACGCTTTAGGTCAAGCGAATACACCGCCTCAAGGTCCAGCGTATTCACGAACTCATACGTTCCAGAAGACTTGACGTTGCCCAGCGTGTCAAAGTTTGTGATCGCATCGTCAATGTCATCTGTGATGTCATCAATAGTGTTCTCACCGTCAATCATCAAAGCGTCATACTCCTCGCTATAGAAGCAATCAGTCCGCTGTCCCTGGAACGGAGGAACGTCCTGGTCCTCACGACGATCAACCAGCAACAACTTGCCCAACGTGTCAGGCAAATCAATGATCACGCTGGTTTCCTGAGCGCTAAGCCTGCCGCCGTCATCAGCAAACTTGACCAGCACTTCCCCTTCAATCAAAGGGATCTTCACGCTGGTAGCAGAACCAGCCACTGCATCCACTAGGTCAATCGAATTTGACCAAGTGCCGCTGCCATCCAGCTTGCTGCTATGCCGGATGTAAACCTTGCCGCCATGCTTCACGTCAAGGTCAACGGTTTCGTCCCAGGAAAGCGTGCCCTCCTTGTCGCTGGTTGCCTCAAACCTCAAGTTTTGAACCTGACCTGGAACAGCAGTTTTGCCAAGCGCGTTAAATGTCAGGCTTGCAAAGTCACTGGACTGACGCCCCAGTGAGTTGATGCTGTAAACCTCAAACTCATAGGTGCCTGCACGGGTGTCAAGGATCTCAACGTCAGGCTTGGTGACTGTCATCGTCTCCCAGTTATCGTCATCTGCTCGATAACGCACCTTGTACTGAGGGATGCCTTTAACTGCTTCCCAGCTCAAAAGGATCTTGACTTTTGCCTTATCGTTTTGCGCGTAAAACTTTTCTGATGCCTGAAGGTTTTTAGGTGCTTCAGGAATTGCATTCAGATTCGTAATAGCCCGACTAGCAAGCTTGTAGCCACGCTCCACGTGGTCATACTTGCTCGGGTTGTACGAAAGAGCTGAAATGCTATAAACATGCCCCTCTTCTTCCTTGACCGTCAAAACCCGATACTGTTGGGTCTGCAAAGACGTGGTCTGGATGATCCAAACGCTATTTGCCTGAGGCTGGGTTGACCAGTCTGAATCAACCGTAATCAACACACCTGTACGACTAGAAATGTCTTTTGTCTCAAGGCTTCCGTCAGGAAGTAAAACGCTGATCGTTGCGTTATTGCTTGGCAAATCAGTCGCATCATCAACCGTGACTGTGTTTGCTCCAGAAGTCACGATGCGACCGCCATACCTCACGCCTGCACGGACAGGATCCTGTACGTCAATCACAGACCCTGGTCGCACCAGTACACCTGCATCAATCGAAGTGGAGAAGCTGATAACGTCAGTCTCGTTCTGCTCCGAATACAAAATCCATTGCCCAAGCCGGTTTGCTTGGCCCCTGGACGTGCAAGCAAATGCTTTGATCTGCGTAGCAACCCAGCCATACTTGGTAATGGCGTCCCGGTCTTCAACAATCTCGTAGTTTTGCTCCCTGGTGTTCAAATCCAGGTAGCTAACAACTGCAACCGTGTGGCGAGTTTTTACGTCAGAACCTGCATAGCTAAACCCAGGCTCCAAAACGTTGGAGCGGTTAAACAGGTAGCTTGAATCAGTAGGCTTGTCCTGCGTAATCGTCAGCGCTCCAGTGGCCCAATACGGCTGGCAACGCATCACGCTGCACAGGTCGTTGACCAGCTTGTAAGCCTCATACTGGTTTTGGATCAGTGCATTGCAGCTGAACCTGGCTTCCTTGCCACCAAAGCCGTCATCAACCTCTTCATTTGCATACTGGGACGCGGCGTAAAACGCAAACTTGTCTAGCTGCGCTTCTGCAATGTGATCGCCAAATCCGTACCTCTTGGAAATCAAAAGGTCATAAAGGATCCACGCAGGACACGTCGTCCATTGCGCAGCACCAAACGTTCCAGTCCAAGCACCTGAATACGTGATGCGTCCTGTGTCTTGATCAACCGTGGCGTTGTTTGGGATCTTGACCTTGATGCCACGAATCCGATAGGCCCTGGCAGGAACACTGTTAAATTGCTCTGCCTGAAAACGCAGGCCGACTAATGCGCTGTTGGGATACCGAAGCTTCTCGTAAATCAGCTCCGTGTAACCCACAAAAAACGTTGGGCTGACATTGGTGTCACTGCTGTCTCCACTGACTCGGACAACCCTTAAGTCAACCGGGAACGCTCCATCAATGTCGATCAGATAATCACGCTCATACTTGTCCGCAGTACGTCCGCTGATCGTGTCTTTCTTGACGCTGGTAAAACCACCGCCGTTGTACTGAAGCTGAATATCAATTTCGACACTGGTCCCAAGGATGTCCCCTTCATTCGTCCCACGCTCCAAGCGGGCAACAGCCATGCTTACCCGTACCGCATCAACATTGGTGTCAGTGATCTGCCGAGTAATCGGCGTTGCTTGCTTGACTTCAACGTTGACGCTCTTGATGTCCTCAGTCGCTTCAAACCGCTTGATATAAGTCTGGTTATTGGTGCCATATCGGGCGTCAACAGTGACGCCCTTAAAGTTGTAATCCGAATCAGACAGATTGGTGACATCCGCTCCAGCACGCAACACTGGGGTGTCGGTCAGGAAAACATCCTTGAGTAGAGCAAGGTTGTAGTTATCCGATCCACGAGAGTAGTCACGAGCTGAAGGAAAGCCTTCAATTTCGCCCTCGCTCAACATGTCCAAAATGTTGGCGTGAGCTGTAGACGCAAGGTTGTCAGCAGTCCTGATTGGCGTCCTTATCGCAGGAGCCGCTGCTTGCTGGACATTGACCGTTTGCTGGACAACGGTTGTGCCACCACCGCCGCCACCACCGGCACCAATGATCTGCTTACGGTCTTTCTTGGCCATGATCAGATCGTGTCAACGTCAATGCCAGCTGAAATCACCACTGAACCAACAATGGTCTCCCCGTAAACCACGGGGACCGGAACGCCCTGTCTTGAAACGTTCTGAATCCCACTAAAGCTATAGGACTCTTGTGGATCAAGCTCGCTAGCTTCCGTCGTTGTATTTCGGCTACCTGTTCCGCCAGTAGAGGCTGGGCCATAGCTTCCGATCTGGGGAGTAGGGCTAAGCAGCTGCGAAACACCACCCAAAATCAACGCCGCACCAACAGCACCGATCAGGCTGGATGCCGCCGCACCAAGTACAAAACTACCAGCCACCAAACTGCCGCTAGCGCCAACAGTTCCGGTAAGACCTGCACCTAAACCAAGGAAGCCTGCGCCTGCACCAGCAGTCACGATCGCAAACGCAACCAAGGCAACGCCAGCCAAAATCTTGCCCACACCACCGCCTGCACCGCCCAACACAGGAACAATCTTGATCGTTTGGCTCGCTGGATAATGAATCTCCTCTAAACCTGCCTCATAGTTATCGACGATCACCTTGTAGTGCTGGTCAGCCATGTGCTGCTCCAGACCAGGAAAATTGACCAGCAACATCCTGATCGCTTCCCCAGCACTGCTGATCTCAGCTAAAAACCGACGCTGCCCGACAAACTTCGCTAAAGCTCCGTACAGCTTGATTTCACGCATCGTACCGAAGCACCTTCCCCGTGCATTTTAAGAGCCATTCGCCCAACAAATCACGGCTGGACAGCCTCCCCCTTAAATGATGCAGCACCATCTGGTCTCCGATATACACCCCCACATGATTCAGCTTGTTGGAATCAATAGCCATTAACAACGCATCACCCTTCTGCATCTCCTCAGGCTTCACTTCCCTAAAACCAATCCCCTCCCAACAATCGTCAAACATCGGATTGTCATTAAATTCCTCAGGAGTAGTCGGCCTATCCCAATCCCTCAACGCAATCCCCTGCTCTGCGTACCAGTCACGTACTAACGTCCAGCAATCGGTGACGCCCCAGACCCATGGCCTGCCGATAAGTGGGGCCTTGTACCCCTCTGGAGCGCATTCACCCCATTGCTCCGTCTTGGGATTAACGATGTACCAAGGCAAACCTGAGTTTTCACAGGCCAACTTGTCCGCCTGGCTGGGAACTGGTGGTGTGACCGGATGGCTATGGATAACAGCAACTACTTCGCCAGCATCCTCAGCCTCTGCATAGTCCGCTGGATCCAAAATAAAAAACTCGTTCGTATTCGCCAAATTCTTGCAAGGCCAATACTTCTCACGCCCTTTGACAATGACCAGCAAGCCACAAGCCTCACGTGGGTCGTCTTCCTTCGCGTGAGCCAGTGCCTTCGCTTTAGCCGTTGCCTTCATCCGTTAAACGCGCCAATGCCTGGGAATGCCCCAAACGGTAGCTCGTTTGTCTCGCCAAAACGTGCAGCGCAACTACTTAGTTTTTTGCCACACTTGTCATCAGCAACGTCAGTCACTGACTTGTCGTTCTCGTCAAAATAACTGCTGCCGCTATAGCCGCACTCAGAACCCTTGTAAATCCAAGGGCACAAGTTTGAACTGCACTGACGCTTCGGTGCCCTCACGCCAGCAAGGTCAAATACAGCAGCTAACTCAAACTCAACAAGGTCACGGTTCTCAGCAACCTTCCGAGCAACGTAATAAACCTCGTCAGGCAACTTGGCTGTGGCGTCAGGCGTACCAAAGGGGTTGGTGCCCCCCTCAAAGTTCGCCGCATCTATGTACCGCACCAAAGTGCGAATCCTGGTCAACTTCGCCCCAGTGAGGTCATTGCCTGCTGTGGTCGTGTTTACGTCCAGCAAGATTGCAGTGATGCCGCCAAGCAGGTTGGCAACACGGACCTTGGGACGCGGCAACGTTCCTGTCTCTGCGTTGTACTCAAACCCCTCAACCTCAATTGGCAACTTGCTGTACTGGTTGCCGTCCCAGACGATGTTTTGATGGCCGCTGCCTACATCGTTGATGCCTGCATGAAAGCGATAGGTAAAGTCAGCACCATGCAGTGCAGCAGTCACCTCCAACTCAAACAGCTCAACAATGCTGCTTGGATTGATCTTTTGTAGCTCTGAAACAGGGATCGCCATTACGGTTCAAATACCTGCCTGAACGTCACGCTAATACGACTCCGCTGGTGGTCGTACATCTCACGGTTCCAGTTGGGACAAACCCACTTGTAAGTAGTAGTTGTATCCGGGGGACTCCAATCAAAACTGGCAGCATCCTCAGCTCGTGCGTCCAAAAACGTTTCGATCGTGTCTGCGTCAGTGTCACTCACGTCAAACACCAAACTCCACTCCTTTGGATTCATATGGCTGGGAATGCCATACATCACACGCTGCTCGTACCCATCCCCAAACTGAACCGTCCTGACTCTCGGCTGGCTGTTTTTTGCTGCTCCAAAAACTGGATTGAAGCTTGGGAAAGTTGCCATAACGCTTATGCCAGGAGGCCACCAGGACGCTTCTGCCTAATCAGCTCTTGCTGAACAGCAGCAGCAACTGCTTGACCTAACTGCTTGGCTCCCTGCTGGTCACCTTCCACATTACCGCCGCTGGCACTCACGTTCACAACAATGTTGTTCGAGACATTGCCACCCATGCCGCCACCGCTTCGCGGTACAAACATCTCTGGGCCTTGCTCGCCAACGATGTAAGGAGTGCCACCAGTAACTGGACCACCTGCAGCCCGGCCTTGCAGCGCACCAAAGGGCATTGTGCCTCCGGCATACTGGCCAAACCTTGCTCCAAAGCTTTCCATCACGGCCTGGCGGTTGTTGCCGAAGTTGCCCAGGCCAAACATTGCCGACATAAACAACGGATGGAATGGCATGAACTTGCCACCCAAATCCACCATCTTGGGCAACTTGTGGTTAGGAACAATCGTTCCACTACGCCCAGGGACGTAAAGCTCTGGACCGTTCTCACCAACGATGTAAGGCATCTTGCCTTTCACCGGACCGCCATACGCTCTCCCTGGAACGGTTTTGCCAAGGTTGAACAAACCGCCCAGCAAGCCGCCGCCAGTCCCCGTACCAGAGGCAACGCCAAACAGAGCCATGTTCATGGCGATGTCGATGATTTTGTTGAGTACGTTGTTCAACATGCTCATCGCTGCATCCTTCAGGGACTGAGTGCCCTTCACCACGTCCTTCAAGGCTTGAGTCATGCCCTGAGCAATCGTTGATGCAATATCTGCATATACGGCCTCAAGCTCCCTGGCATTCTTCAGCTCTTGCGTCAATGCGTCATTGCGGCGTATTTGACTAGCAACCTGCCCTGCCAGTACAGGATCTAAATCCTTGATGGCATTGGCGATGTCAATCTGCAGTTGAGCCTCACGCCCCTTCCCTTGGAGCGTTTGCTCCATGAGGAATGCCTCTTGCTGAAGCTGGGTTTGCATCTCATACCCAGCAGCTTTGCGCTCAACTGAAAGCTGCGTCCGCTTGCCCTCGTAGTCCAACTGACTGGCAACAAGCTCTGCGTTCCGCTTTTGACGCAGTGCATCTATTTCGTTCGACTTGTTCTCTGTGTCCCTGACCTTTGCAATCAGTGCCTCATACTTGCCCAAAATTTGGGCACGCTCACGATCACGTTCCAAGGACAACGCAAGCTCTTTAGCGCCAACCCGCTCAGCAGCAGTGATCCGATCCTGGATGTCTGCGGCTAACAGCAGAGTGGTTGCCTGAGCCTTGAGCGCAGCTGTACGGCGCAAAGAAGCCTGCAGACCGTTGTCACCGCCACCACCGCCAGTTGGTTGCTGCTGGAACGGAGCATTGATCCTGGTAATTGGAGACTCACCAGTCGGGCCTTCCCCACCGGCAAGCGT